TTCATGATGTTATTGGAGTAGTGGTATGAAAGGTAGAAAAAAAACACCGACGGCGATACTAAAAATGCGAGGGTCGTGGCGTGCGAAGACGCGCCCCGGAGAACCCGCTCCGAGCGCATCGCAACTCGACTCACCCGAGTTTCTTGGCCCTCGTGAAAAGATTATTTTCGATCAGATGTCAGAGGCTTTGTTTCGTGTTGGCGTACTCACCGAGATCGATGGCTCGTCGCTCTCCCGTTATGCGATCTGCCTCGTCCGATGGATCGATGCAGAAGCTTCTTTGAGCGCTGGAACTCCAACGCACATCGAGATCATGGGTGATGACGAACGCCCGAAGGGCTACAAAGAGACCCCGCCTTACATGGTCTCATGCAAAATGCACGACCAACTTTTGAAACTCGAATGCCAGTTCGGCCTGACGCCTGCATCGCGTCCGAATCTCCAGTCAACGAATGGCGGCAAAGATGGCATCATCGACATCATGAGGGCGATACAATAACCACCCGAGCGCCAAGGAAAAAGAAGCCTGCACCCGCCAAAGATCACCCGATTGTTAGGTTCTTTGGTGACCACTTGCGCCATACAAAAGGCGAGTGGGCGGGTACGGGCTTCGTGTTAGCTGAATGGCAACGACAGTTTTTGAATGAGCTCTTCGGGACGGTGCGCAAGGATGGCCTGCGCCAGTACCGCACCGCCTACCTCGAGGTGCCAAGGAAGAACGGCAAGAGCACACTCGCAGCGGGCATCGCTCTCTTCTTGCTCTGCCTTGATCGTGAGGAAGGTGCAGAAATCTACAGCGCAGCGAGCGACAAAGATCAAGCCTCGATCGTGTTCGATCAAGCCTGCCAGATGATCGAGGAAAACCCGAACCTCTCAACCATGCTCCGCATCTATCGCAACAAAACCATTGAGCACAAAAGCTCGAACTCCTTCTACAGATCCCTTTCCTCGGATGCCTTCACGAAACACGGATTGAATGCTCATGGAGTGATCGTGGATGAGGTTCATGCGCAACCAAACCGAGAGCTTTGGGATGTGTTGACCACCTCAACCGGGGCACGAAGGCAACCTTTAACGCTCGCATTGACTACCGCAGGGCACGATCGCCAGAGTCTGTGCTGGGAACTTCGCCAGTATGCTGAAGGCGTCAACGATAAGCTCATTCACGACCCTACTTTCTACAGCAAAATCTACACCTCGACAGGCGATTGGAAGCAAGAGTCTACATGGAAACAAGCTAATCCAAACTACGGGGTCACGGTCAAAGCGGATTATTTTATCAAGGCAGTAGCTGAAGCCAGCGCCAACCCTTCCCGCGAAAACGCCTTCAGAAGATTACACTTGAACCAGTGGACATCGCAGGAGACGAGATGGATCTCGCTCGAGCGTTGGGATGCGTGCTCCCGCGATCTCCCTGATCTTTCCGGGAGGATGGCGTTCGGGGGTCTTGATCTCAGCAGTACCTTAGATCTCACAGCTTTTGTGCTTCTCTTCCCGCCTATCGAACCGCATGAACCCTACTGGATCTTGCCAACATTCTTCGCACCAGCAGACGCAGCAAGGGAGCGTGAGAGAAACAACAAACACCGCCTTGATGACTGGGAGCGCCAAGGCTTGATCGTGACTACGCCTGGGCGATCGCTCGACTATAGGGCGGTGGTGGCAGTCATTGATGGCCTAGCAAGAAAGTATAACATCCAAGAGATCGCAGTCGATCGCTGGAACATCAACCAGATCTCAAAAGATTTGGAAACACTCGGCAAGAATAACGGGCGACCCGATTGGCTTGTGGGCTTCGGTCAGGGCTTCGCAGCGATGACCGCACCGAGTAAAGAGCTTGAGGTGCTAGTGCTCTCAGAAAAGATCGCGCACGATGGCAACCCAGTGCTGCGCTGGATGTTCTCGAATGTGCAAGTCGAGCGAGACAATGCAGGCAACATCAAAATGCATAAGGGCCGAGCCGTCGAGAAGATCGATGGCATCGTCGCAACAATTATGGCTCTAGGACGGGCGCAGGTCAGCACCTTAAACGCAACAAATATTTACGACACCCAAGGAATCACACTACTATGATTGAACGCATAAAAGGCTTTATCTCTCGGGCGCTTTCCCTGTCGGGTGGCAACCTGAAAGACCCACGCTTAAACGAGCTCTTCGGTGGTTCTTCAACGGACTCGGGCGTCAGCGTCACACCCGATACGGCCCTTACCTACTCTGCCGTGTATGCTGCGGTCAGGTGCATCGCAGAATCCGTGTCGAGTCTTCCGCTCAACTACTACGAACGCCTGCCGGGTGGTGGCAAGATGCACGCTAAAGCGAACCCGCTGCACACGCTCCTTCATGACGAACCCAACCCCGAGATGAGCTCGCTGCAATGGCGTGAGGCTTCGATGGCGCACTTGCTTCTTCATGGAAACTCTTACTCTGAAATCGTGCGTGACCTCGAGGGGAATGTGGTCGAGCTCTGGCCCATCGACCCGACCATCGTGACGCCCAAACGCACCGAGTCAGGCGAACTCTATTACGAACTCAACCGGGGAAAGTCTTTCATCACCGCTGGCAATATGTTGCACATCCCCGGTCTATCATTCGATGGCATCTCGGGCATCAGCGTGATCGGGTTGGCACGCCAGTCGATCGGGCTATCGATGGCGATCGAAAGCTTCGGTGCTGGCTACTTCGGCAGAGGTGCGAGGCCCGGTGGCGTGTTGACTTTCCCTGGTCAACTCTCACCCGAAGCACGGCAGAACCTTCGCCGATCTTTTGAGGAACTTCATGCAGGCGGTGCAAACAGTCACCGAGTCGCCCTCTTGGAAGCGGGCCTCAAATGGGAAGCCATCGGCGTGCCTCCTGATGACTCGCAGTTCTTGCAATCAAGAGAGTTTCAAATCATCGAGATCGCCCGCTGGTTTAACCTACCACCTACTAAACTCAAGGATCTCTCAAAGACTTCGTACAACTCCCTTGAACAAATGGAAATCAGCTTCGTGGTGGATACCCTTCGCCCTTGGCTAGTTCGTTGGGAACAGCAACTTAACCGCAAGCTCATTAGGCCGAAAGATAAAGGAAGTTTCTTTTTCGAGTTTAATGTCGAGGGCATTCTCCGAGGCGACCAGGCTTCCCGTTATCAGGCCTACTCGGTCGGTAGGAATTGGGGTTGGCTCTCGGTCAATGAAATTCGCTCAAAGGAGAATTTAAATCCAATCGGGCCTGAAGGCGATGTGTATATGCAACCCATGAATATGCAGGCACTCGGCACCGCACCCACGGCAGCGCCTGCAACCGATCCGAGTTTGATGGCAACCCAACCAACTCCACCAACCTTACCAAACCCTCCAGCGACCACACCCGCTCGATCTCACGAATCAATAATCCTGAGACTCCTTGATGATGCAGGTGAACGCCTGCAAAATGTGGAGTGTTCAGCCGTGAAGAGGTTTGCCAACAAACCAGCAGAGTTTCTCACCAAGCTCGATCACTTCTGCTCGGAGCATCGGGCCCGCGTCGTGTCCGCCTATGCTCCCGTGCTCGAGGCGTTTGGCCTTACCACTGATCTCGATGGTCATGTGCAGCGCCATCTTGATCAATTTCGCTCAACTTGGTTGGACTTCTCAGGCAGTGTGACCGCAACGAAACTTGCCGAAGCAGTTTCCGAAAAGATCAACACCATGAAAGGGGTCAAAGATGAAAACTAATATTGAACGCAGGTTCTCCACCGAGCTAAGAGTCGATGTCGCCACCCAAAAGATTATCGGGTATGCAGCTAAGTACGATCTTTCCTCAGAAGACCTCGGGGGCTTTCGGGAGTTCGTTCGCCCTGGTGCATTCACCCGATCCCTCGACAGCAACCCCGATGTGAGAGCACTCATCGATCACAACCCATCACTCATACTCGGGCGCACCGTCTCGGGCACCCTAAGACTCGAGAGCGATGCCACCGGGCTGAAGGTTACCATCGACCCGCCTGATACTCAGTATGCTGCCGACCTCATGGCAGTCATGGCGAGAGGTGATGTCAGTCAAATGTCATTCGCTTTCACCACGAGTGAGGACGCGTGGGACTTGGTTGATGGCAAGAGGGTGCGCAGTCTCTTGGCGGTCGAGCTCCACGATGTGAGCGTGGTAACTTACCCCGCCTACCCGGACACCTCGGTGGCAGTTCGCTCGCTCTCGATCTACACCCAGGACGCCATCCGATCAGCGCAACGCCTGCGGGAGCTTCGCCTCCGGGGTGACCGGTAGTCCAGCAACTTGGACTAAGGCGCTCGCTTAGTTCACGCAAACGCCTTTGCGTGGACTAAGGGTGGGGGAATTCCTCCACCCCCTCCTTTTTTTTTGGCACGATTGTTGACGAACTAGGAATCCGTGGTTTAATCGATTATCGAAATCAGTGCAGTCTTTACGCACAGTTTCCCGAACTAGGGGCC